GTCAGGGGTGGTGGCGGGGTAGCACCGCATAGAACAGAACGTGCACTCCCACCAATGCTGCCGCGGCGCAGCTTCAGGCAAGAAACCGAGGCTCTCGTCTATGACATCGCACGCACGATCATACGGTAGGTGAGTGAATGCGAGGTGGTCGTCGCCACAATGGTACGCCTTATAAGTCTTGCGAAGCTGTCGAAGCGTGATGGCGTGACGACGCGCGTAGCAGTAACACTTGACAAGGCCGGCGATGACGGTGTTGCCGCCCGTAGTGTCGGGCCGTCCCGAGGCTTCAAAGTCGTCGATGCTATACTTGACACCGTGCCGGCTGACGCCGCTGGTGCGCTCGGTCATGCGCAGCAGCCGGCGAGCTGTGTAGCCGGCGCCGAGGTCAGCATTGCCGCTGAAGTACGAAAAGAGCCGACCTTGAAGGCGCTTGCTGGGCGTGTGTCGCGTGGCATCATATTTCGAATAGTCGCGTTCTGCTATGTATCGGTGACCGGAACCTTCAGCGGCCTTGTAGATTGACGCGCCCAGCTGCTGTGCGTTGAAACCGCCGCCGTAGGTGATGAAGTGGTCAGCGCCCCACACTCGCTTTAGAAAATTGGTGAACGCGAGGCAGAACGGTCCGAAAAGGACATTGAGGACCGGCGTGGATGACATGATGGCGCGGGGCGCTTTGTCGCCCTCGTGATCGAGATTGATAACGCCTTTCTCGCGCTTAACGAAGCAACTGGTGCGCTTGAACTTACCGAGGCGCCCCGCCGCAATGTCGACCTTAGCCTGTCGGAGGCGGGTCTGCACACCGCCCGGAAATCGACGTACCCAGTGCTCGAAGTCGACTGGCTTGACGCAGCCGCGGAAAGCGTTCGGAAACAGTTCGCGGATATTCTGGAAGACCCACGACTCGAACCGGGCCCACTCATCACGGTCGAGGTCGGGAAGGGGTCGACTGCACCGCGTGCGGATGGCGGCAAACTCGTTGCTGGCGGTAGACGAGTACGACTCAGGCGACAACTCGTCCATCGCGATGCCGACGAGCAGGCAAGTAGGCTTGTCGATGCCAGTGAACTCGGCGGGATTTGTAACGGTGGCCTTGTCGCGGACCTCAGGGTAAGGGCCGGCATACTCACCGGAGTACCGCATGACGTTACGTTCCGCGACAATCATATCCCACGGCCGATGGCGGTGGCGGTTATACGGCTCGAGCACTCGCAAGCCCGGAGGGCGCCAAACGTCGAAGTTGCGGCGACGATTATA